ATGGAGATAGGTTATATCCTTTTTCTTGTAGGTATTCTTCTAATATATTTTTTACACCAAATTCTAATTTTCTATTACCGGCTAACTTACCAATCTTAACCTGATTAGTTACACTTTCAACCCAAATTTGTTCATCTGCATTGTACCAAATATTACCTGGACTATTTTTGAATGTACCATCAATTTTCCAAGCAATTTCATTTGCCATTTGTTGTTCTTGTGCATATGTGCCAAAAAAGTGCACACCTAATGTATATAGTGTAAAGCCTAATGCAAATACAACCCATACTAATCCTACCCCTAATAAACCTTTTAAAATGATTTCGTCTAAATTTTCTTTCAAATTTAACAACTTCGCTTTCATATGTTAACTCCTTTTACCTATATAAGTATAAAAGAACATATGATTATTATCAGATTTTTAGCTTAAGTGATGTTATTAGTTTTTTATCAATACCATATTTTTGGCAAATAGATTGAATTTGTTCTCTACCTTCTCTAGTGTTGTATAATATTTCTAAATAATCACATGCTTCTTTAGAAGAACACATATATTCTTTTATAATTAATTCCATTAACCAGTCTTCATATTCTGTTGCTTTTCTACCCTTAATATACTTTAGATAATATTTTTTAGGTGGAATCATATCAATAAAGAAACGATAGAAATATTCGTTTGGTAATGATTGAATATAAGGTTGTACATCTGCCATCCACTCTATCCAATCAGGATTCATAGATAGATACCTTTGTATAATAAAATTACCAAATGTCTTTTTATCATCATCTGATATTTTATCCCAATACTCCGGATCTTGATATTCCGTTACAGCTGAGATATGGTCAAATAATCCCAATCTCTTTGCTGTAACTTCATTTGTTTCTTTTTTACTCTTGGCCATTATCTGGTCTTAATGATTTTGGTAATAATTGTTCAAATACTTCACCACAATCAATACACAAATAAACCTCTACCGGAATAGTTTGTGATTGTCCACTTGTACTTGCTAATGCACTTTCTTGTCTAAAATGAATAGCAGGTGAAAAAAATTGTCCACCACACTTACATTCTAATGCCGTTGTTTTACTTAAGTCAGGTTGTGCTGCTGATTGTCCTAGGTTTGATAAATCCATTGGTTGCATATCTTATATTTTTTATCTGATTACCATTAGTAAATCCATCTCTCTACACAAAAGATAATCATTGTTTTCTAATTTAATTCTTTGTAAACTCATTTCTCCGGTAGGTAATAATACATTATCACCTGGTTTAATTGTCATTGGAACTTTAACTCCACTATGTGTATACACCCCATCACCAACTGCTACAACCCTTCCAATTTTATTATCACCTACTCTCACAGAATCAGGAATGATAATACCACCTACTGATTTTTCTTTTGTTTCAATTTCAATTAGAACTCTATCACCTAATGGTTTTGCTAATTTAAATTCCTCTTTCTTTGCCATATTTTATTTATTTAATAATGTTTATAATTGCTATAATTGTTGCCATAAAACAGATTTCTTTATCAATAACCAATGCATCTCTAAATTGTCCTTGTGATAATTCTAAGATTACATTTGCCGTATTTCCCGCTGCATAATCATCTAATCTTTCGTATAAGGTTGAATATAGTTCTGCAAAATCATTTACTTTATTATCACCCACCAACTGTCTGATTTGAATATATGCATTTCTCTTTTCCTCACCACCTGCTAATATATCTACAATTTTATTTTTGAAATCAGCCTGTAAAATAGTTTGTCTATCAATTTTTAATTCACCTTTGGATGATTGTAATTGACAGGTATTCATAACCCTTCTAATATCTGGATAAAAATTTGTAATGATATCTGCTAAATCTTTTATATCAAATTTAATAGCTTCTTTATTTAAGATATCCGAAACATGCACTGCCACTTCTTTCTTTGATGGAGGATTTACTGCAAAAGTTTGACAACGTGATAAAATTGGTTCAATAATTTTTTCATGATAATTACACGTTAAGATAAATCTAGTGTGTCTACTGAATGTTTCCATTAAGTTTCTAAGAATAGCTTGTGCGTTTGGTGTCATATAATCAAACTCATCTAAGATGATAATCTTAAATCCTTTAAAACTTGCACCACTTGCAAAGTTTTTTACTTTATTACGAACCGTCTCTACATTGTTTTCATCTGATGCATTAATTACCATATAATCACACTCAATTGTGTTTGCGATAATTTTAGCCAATGTTGTTTTGCCTGTCCCAGCTTTACCATATAATAGTAAGTGTGGAACATCATTATTATCTAGGTAACTTTGAACTTTTTCCTTAAGTAGTTCGTTACCAATATAATCTTTTAATGTTTGTGGTCTGTATTTTTCTACCCACAAACTATTTTCTTTTTTTGTTGCGTTGTCTTGTTCAAAGAAGCTCATTATATAAAATTTAAAGTGTAATCATCTATTATATTATCTAAGATAGTGTTTTCTTCGATATATTCCAAACATTTTTGTCTATTTGTTTCGGCTGCTATAGCACATTCATTTAACATTATTTCATATTCATTTTGATCCATTTCTGAAATGCGGATTATGTTCTTAGCTAAATTTTTAACTATAAAATCTGGATTTTCCCAAATTTCATCATAATCTATTTTTAATTCAGTTTCATATGTTTCAAGTCCAAAGTGTTTTAAAAAATCATATGCTACTTTACTACAAATTATGAATGGTTTACCAATTAATAAATTATCAATTGTTTTCTCAGTAATGTTACACCATTCTTTTTCATTTGGTATATACAATCCATTTTGATTAGATTCAAACATAATTTGTATATCGGATGAAAGTGTAACATCAATTAATTTCATTGCTCCAATATGTTCCTGCTGTCCAGCTACCAATGTAGTAGTTGGCACTAAACTTTGTTTTAATCTATCTAATAACTTAAATTCATTTTTGTATTGATCTAATTTATTTGCGTTATTATGTTTTGTTGCAAATTCATATAATTGCTCCATCCTATTTACATAGTAATCATTTACTCTAAGATTAATATTATCCTTTTGATAATTCTGTAAAACTTTTAACAATTCAACCCTTTCATCTTTTTGAGGAAAATTTCTAACTGATAAATCTAATCTATATGGTTTTTTAGTATTCTTAAAAATATCATTACATTGATAATGTTGTAATACAATTCTGTTTGCTATGAATTTTCTTAATATAAATCCAAAATCAAAAAGTTTATTAGGTTCACCGATTATTAGTGTAGTGTAAAAAATACAATTAGGATTGCTTTTAATATAACCTATATTATCAAAAATATTATATGGTTCTAAATTTGCAGTATCAAATATGTAGTATTTATTATTTGGATATTTTTTAATAGCTTCTGCAATATTAGATTGATATCCCATCAAATTGGTAGGAATAATATGATATCCTGGTTCTTCTACTAATTCAAATTCTCTATCATAAATAAAAGCACTCTCTACAAAAAAATCACGTTGTTCCGTATGTAAAGTTTTTCTTAGCTCATCTCCAATTTCATGTGATGGTTCTAATACTAAAAATCTATGATATAAATCCCACCATTTTGTATTATAAAATAATGCTCTATTAGTTGAACTATCAAATGGTCCATGTAAATAAATCATACTACTTGCCTGTTGAACCAAAGGCACCTTCACCTCTATCGGTTTCAGAAAGCTCATTGGTTTCTATAAAGGTAATATCTGGATGTGGAATAATCATAATTTGTGCAATTCTTTCACCTACTTCATATTTCGTAGATGCAACTCCTCTTTCCTTTCTGAATGTGGCTTGTAGTTCACCTCTATATCCACTATCAATTACACCTACACAATTTGTTAAACTTAAATCGTATTTTCTAATTGATGAACGTGGGAACACTAATCCAACAAATCCTAATGGGATTTCCATTGCTAATCCTGTTCCGTATGTAATTTGAAATGCTTCTTCGTTTAGAATTTCAGTTGCTACTAAATCCATACCAGCATCACCTTGCTTTGCATATGTAGGTATAACCGCGTTTGGATGTAATTTCTTTATGTATGTTCTCATTTATTATGGTTTATAAAATATAAAAATTGGTTCGTATTTGTATGAAGTTCCCTCTAATTTCATAGAGTTCTTCACACCACTCATATCTACCCCTGTCATTGGACTCATTGTCATTCTTAACTTATCTTTGTATTCCATTCCCAACTCTGTAAGAATATCAATACTATCTTGTTCTAATGGGAAAAACTTATCTTTTCCTATTTTAATATCTGCAATATTCCAACAAATATATCTATCATTTCTTAAGTATTCAAATGCGGTTGTTAAAGTAGGTCTTAAAAATCCATCTCTCCAACTTTCGTATGAATTGAACTTCTTAAATGATTGTGTATCATCATCTGAATATCTTTCTCTATCAAAATATGGTGGTGATGTGAATACAAAATCTAACTTACCTTTGTATTTTTGAAACTCCGGTTCATTTGAAATTATCTCACTACCTGTTCTAAAAATTTCATAAGTATTCTGATGTCCCCAAAACGGATTTGCCACACCAGGTACTTGTGAATTAAAAAACTCTGCCAAATATTCGTATCTACTCTTTTGTATCTCATCTATATAGTTTTCCGTATTAGGGTCATTTCCTATATAATGTATGTTCCTATCACCTACACTCAATGCTCCTAATATTCTACCACCCCATCCAGCCGAAGGGTCGTATATGTTAATTTTATCCTGGTCTTTAATATGATTCGTAAACCTTTCATAGAGATACTTTGCAGTTAGTGGTGGAAAGTTTACCGCTGGTTGAGAACCCATACCAATTCTAAATGCGGCTGTTGCTTCAGGAAATATTCTCTGACCCAATGGGTACACCCTGATTTGAATTGGTTGTTTGGGTAAATCAATTAAGTTATCTATATTCTCACCCCAATCTGCCGTTTTTAAAGATGCAATATGTTTATATTCTAACACACCACTTTTATACAACTCTTTTACTTCTTCAGCTGAAATTGGTAATGATGGAATTCTACTATCTGCTTGTGATAGGGCGAATCCTAATCCCTCTGCTTTATCACCACTTTGCCATTTCTCAATCCACTCCTTACCAGTTGCTAAGTGTGAATTATGGAACTCTGAATTATCTTTATGAAGAGTTTTAGAGAAACGATACATACCATCTTGTCTAGTTAATCTTCGCATTTGCTTTGTAAACTCAGGTAGATATGTATCATCTGTAAATATATCGTAAATAGATGGTTTTGGTTTATCATATGTACTACCACCGATACCAGTCTTATACATTGCAGGAAAGAATTGATTTACCGGTGTTGCGAATTTGTTGAAGTTAAAGATGACTTCGTTTCCGTCATCATCTTTTTCTTCAAACTTGTTAATTCTATAACCTTGTAATTTAGAAAAGTTCTCTATGATATCTGCTTCATCTACACCAATTTTAGGAGGTGCACCGGTTGCATCCCATTGATCCTTAGCGGTCTTACGGAACATAGCAACCCATGCCTCAAAATCAGGAAATGACATCTCTAATACTTCTTCGTATTTAAGATTTACATGTTCATCATAGAACCACCCACTTCTCTCGTAAAAATATTTCTTTTCGTAATTCATTATGCTGATAACTGAACTTCAACTAAATAATACTTACAAACAAAATCATCAATGATGAATTGGATGTGAGCTAAACCTTTTGTTGATACCAATAGTTTTGCTGATGTAGCTTCTTTGTTAGCACTTAATATTTCTTTCAAATACTTTGCTGAGAATGAAATTGCTTTTACTTCCTCACCATATCCTTCTTTTGCTTTGAAAGTAATTCTATTTGAGTTTACATTAGAATAACCAATCACTAAATTCAAATTACCTTTTTCAGTTAAGACAGTGAATGTATCGATATCACTCAATGCGTTTTTAGCTTTTACAAACTTCTCAATAAACTTACCATCTAAATCAATCTCAATATCAAATGGAGGTAATGATTTTAATTCCGGTACATTTGGGATAACACTTAAATCTGCTAATTGATAACTAGCTTTAGTATCATCACTTGATAAACCTAATGCAATAGATTTGTCTTCTACTTTTTGAACTTCTAAATCAATATCATCACCTAATACTGATAACATTTTGTTTAAGTTAGAAGTTGTATAGATACCCAACTCTGCATTTTCAAAGGTAAAGTTATCTAAAATGATTTCACCTAACATTGTTTTATCATCTGCGATAAAACGAGTAGATAATTTCTGACCATCGGTATTCCATGAAACCGATTCAACTAATCCTGCTAAGTTATACTTAGAGATAAAGCGTGTAATTCTTGTTTTGTTCATAATTTATGTTTTATTTATATGTCTAATATACGATTTTATTTCCAATCTACCAAATTTAAAAGGAGAAAAATTCCTCTAATTTCTTTGAACTGAATGATGATTTTTCCCAACCTAATGCATTATAGAAATCATCCATTTTGTTTTCTAATTCTGCTTCAAATATCTTATCCACATCAATATACTTTTGGATAAACTCCATTATTTCAGGAGGGTCTTGATAACCTTTGAATGCGGCTGTTTCTAAACTCAATGGATTTTGTTTTAGATATACCCACTTAATCTTATCACCATTTTTCATTGGTTCATATTTGAAAGGGCAATTAAAATGTTTAAGTAATCTATTGTAAGTTATACCCGCCTTAATGTGTGCAGGTGTTCCTTTCTCAAAATCTCCTAATATCTTATTCTTACCACCTTTATCATACTTACTAATCTCTTTTACTGCTCCACCTTTTGCAATAAGTGCTACATCTAATCCCGCTAATGATAATTTGAAATCTCTTAATTCAGTATCTACTGCATCATTTGATTTACCTTGTAGAATATCTCTCAACATTCTAGCCATAAAATCTTGAAATGCTTTGGGGAATGATGAACGTACTACATCCAATCCTTTAACATCTAATTTATCCATTGGTAACCCATTCGCTGCAACTATCCATTGTGCGTATCGTTTCTTTGCAATCCAAATACCTGCTTTACTAATATACTCCTTCTTAATTTCAAATCGGTGTTTCTTAATGTTGAAAAACTTATCCGACATCATATCGTAGAACTTATTTAAGAAATCTTGTACCTCACCTGCTATCTCATCAATCTTTTCTGTCATTGCTGTATCATCAAACTCTGCCCAATTAGGAAATCTATGTTTAACTAATGGTAATGCTGAAAAGAATACTGAATCTGTATCAATATAAATGTTGTAATCCTCATTCGTACCTAACTCTTTATTGTACTTAATGTTTACCATCTTTGCTGTATTCTTAATCACCGTTTGTCCTGTTGTAGTTACCGCTGCTGCATTGTCCACATCATAAAAGCGGAATGCCGGCAAACCCAATACTCCATACAAAGAGTTCAATAAGATTTTTTGTACTAACTGTCTTTTTGCGTAGAATGCGTGCTTTGCTTTATCACCTTCTTTACCATACTTTTTCTCTAATTTACGAAATTCTACACGTTGAGAGAACCACTCATTTAAAATATCTGCAATTAATCCTACTTTTTCTTGTGTATATAATACCCCATTAGATGATATAGATAAATTCTCCTCATTTAATTCTTTTCTCAATTCTTCGGTAGTATAGTTGAGAGCTGTATGTTCTATGTTCCATACTCTATAATCCCCCTTAACGAATGCTTCTGCATCAAAGTTTGCAATCTTACCCACCTTTGTTTCCGGTGAGATATTCAAACTCATAATGATTGATGGATATAGTGATGTCAAATCCAAATCATATAACCAATCGTACTTACCTGGTATTGGATCTTTTACATATGCTCCAATGAATCCCTGCTCACCACTTTCTTTTAGTGCCTCCATCTGCTCCCTTCTATCTGCGGGTTTGTTCGGTGCTACTAAATTTCTTTTCTTTAAGTAGTTCAAACATGCTCCCTCTAAATATTTTGATGAGAAACAATAATCCTCATATGGTACATGTCCGGCGTGACAAATACCTCGACACAAGTCAATGTATTGTAATTTTTTATCAAACTCAACAACTAACTCAACATCAATAATGTTGTATTCAATAAACTTCTCAATATCATCTCTGAATAAATCATCTAAACTTCCTTCGTATTCTAATTTTGTTCTACCCAATTCCTGCTTTGCAATATAGTTCAATGCGTATGAAGGCATTAATGAATAAGTAAACTTTTTATATAATGTAATGTAATCTAAAATAGATACACCAGCGAAACTCCACTTCTTTCGGTAAGGTGAATAAAAACCATCTCTAATCGGTGATAATCTATATGCGTTTTGTTTACCCAATACATTTGCCAAACGATTGAATAAATACGGAATATCAAATGCATCTACATTCCAACCTGTTAATATTGTTGGATGTATGTATTCGTAAATTGTTAAAAAGGCATTCAACATTTCCCTTTCGGTTTTGAATGCTTTAATAATTCTATTATCTTTTTTGATTGTTGATTGTAACTTACCACCTTTATCTAAAATCAATGCGTAGTAAGTATCCGTTGCACCATCGTGCATTGCTATTGCCGTAATCTCATTTTCAGCTTTATCGGTATCAGGAAGACCTGTTTCCATTTCTACCTCAATATCAAATGTCATTACTACATGTCCTTCTGATGGTAAATCACTTTCTGAATATAAATCAACTAAAATACGAGTTGTTTCTGGTACATCCGTTTCGTAGTATGCCGGATCATCCTTTTCAAACTCATAGATTTTAGTTACTCTCGTACCATCTAATGCAGTTGATTGACCTCTTTCTGCCGGTGCGTAGGCGTAATTAAATGTTTTGTAAGGGAATGTTTGATAACCTAATTTATCATCCCAAAGATGAACTAAATCTTTTCCTTTTTGTAAATAGACGTTTTGATACATATGATCTAAAGATAACGAATAACTCTTAGATTACAAAATTATTTTATCTTTAATTTGTATTTTTTACCACTCGGAACTGAATAGATTGCAAATAGTGGTGTTACCGTTGTTGTGAAACTTTGTAATTTTGGAATATACTTTTGCCATTTATTCTTTTGTAAATACGCAATTGTCATATGTGGGTGATATTCATCATATTCATTTGAGTTTGGTAATTTACTTAGAATTGCATTTGCTTTTTCTAACCCATCACCACTTGCATCCATCTTTAATACATCATAATCTGCATTATTAAAATAAGAAATATTATTAAGTGTAATATCTCCAAAGTGAATTGTATCTAAGATTTGTTGAATAATTTGTGGAGTGACATTAGAATGTAACCCATACAATAGAGTTACATGTGGTTCAGTTTCTTTTCCATACTTACCACTTCCATCATCATATACATCTGAATCGGATATTACTTTTGTTAAGAACGTTTGTTCAAATTCAAAATATAACATTACACATCCATATTCATATGGACCACTTTCAATCTCTTTTAATAGCTTCTTTAGTTTTATCACGATACTTTATAATCTTCTTTTAGTTTTTGTAAAAATAATTCAATTCCTTTGTTATGGTTTTCAGTCCAATCTTCATGATTACCACTATCACTTATATATTTGTATGCTGTAAAATCAAATCCGTAAATCTTACATACTTTTGCTATTGAGTATGCTTCCATATCACATATTCTATTTGGTGAATTTTCAAACCTATCTTGTGTATAACAAGTATCATACCCTAATCCATTAAAATCAATTAAATCAGTTACTAAATTTAGTTTAGTCCAAACAATATCATCAAACGGTGTAATTGTTTTTTTAACAAAAGGCCTGGCATCCATATCTCTTTGAACAAAATTTTTACACTTAAATAGTTTATCCACCATAGTTTCATGTCCACCCGCACTACCATAATTAATAACTATTGTTTCGGATGGTGATGCCTCTTTAAGTATTTCCGTTGCCTTGATTGCTGCATTTACTTTACCAACACCGGTATAGATAACATCAACTCCTAATGGTGCTTTTTCTTGTGGAAATTCACTTGGTAATGCAACAAACAATTTAATTCTCATACTCATAAATATACACTATTTTTGGAACATGTCCCATTTTAAAATAACTTCTTCTGTAAACTTTTTGTAATTACAACTACTAACGTGTCCTGTCCATCCCATTTTACCATTTATAATTGCATCTTCTAATTTAGATTGTGAACCAAAATCTTCATATTCCATAAATAATGGATTGAAATTTTCATCACTACTTTTTACCTGATTTCTAATTGTCCATTCAAATACACCACCTCTTTTATGGATTCCTTCCTCTTCAAAAAACCAACAATAGTTATCCCAATCAATTGAATTATATAGGTATTTTGTATATGGATAACTTTCTATTCTAAATTCGGTTTCATTCCATGTATTAAATATATTTTTATCATCAAATATACCTTTAATCATTGCATTACCATCATTATAATTTCCTGGCATTAATCCATAATCATATTGTGCTGAAAATGAATTATGCATAAAGAAACATTTTAATTGAATATCATTTGCTTTACAAAAACTAATAATATAATCAAAATATTCTAACCATTCAAAATATCTACTCTCATCATTATAAAGTGTTTCTAAATAAGATTGATTGTATTTAAACATTCTCTTATTCTCTTTTTCCATTGATGAATATTTCATATCTGGTATTGCCAAATTCATCCAATATCCGTTTTCACCTGGTTCTTTTTTTTCTCCTAAATAATCGTTTACATAATCTTTATGTTCATCAAATGGAATAAATTCTTTTATATCATTTGAAATAAAATGCGAACGTCTAAAATAAGATGACCATTGGATGATTATACCGATTTCGTTTGAAGGAACACCCTCTTTAATTAAGAGTTTTGCTTTGTAAATTGCAGAACGAGCTATGATTGCGTTGTTATTACCCGGACTACCCATATTATAAATTTTCAATTCAGGTTTGTTTTTCTGAATCCAATGTGTATAATACCAAAATTTAGGTTCATCTTTTAAGAACTCATCGTCTTTTCTATGATAATTAACTCTATGTGCTGATGTAAATGAACAACCTGATGTAATTAAGAACTTCATATTTTATATTTGTTCATCACTATTTCTTTTAATATCAAAAGTTCCACTAAAATGTATTTTTATTTGGTCGCTTCGGTAATGTCTAATTATTCCATTATCACATAATACAACACACCAAATATCATTTTCAAATGTTCCACCATTTGTTACATATATAGCATATCCTTCTTTATTACCTTCCACTATAACTGGAATTGGATTTTTAAATTCTAACATAGTTTAATCTGTGCGGAAGCTCAGGGATTCGAACCCCAGATACCTTTCAGTATGACGGTTTTCAAGACCGTTCCATTCAACCACTCTGGCAAGCTTCCTAATATACTAATAGACGTTATCGTCTTCTTCTATTTTAAATTCAAAATTCATTTGTCTTCTTCTAGCTTCTTCTGCTTCTTTAACCCATCTAATCCAAGTTAAAGCAACATCAATAGGTGCTAAAACCCAAGCCATAACTAATACCATAATCGCATCCATTTCAGGTGAACCACCACTAGGGGTATTATCATATCTTTTATTTAAATTACGGAATAACTGATAGAAACAATAGATAACACAAATAACATAATACGTCCAAAACATAACTTTTAATTTTTAATTTTTATTTTAATTTTTATAGATTCTTCTTTTATAGATGGATTTACTTTAATAATTGTTACCCCAGTCTTTTTATCTTTGGTATAGACATAACTGGAAACTTCTTTTCCAATTAATTTACTAATATTTTTTTTTGTAATTTCCATTGTACCTTAAATATACAAAAAATAAATTTATTTACCAAATACTTTGTGGGAAAACTTGGGCTCGAACCAAGGACCTAATGATTATGAGTCATTTGCTCTAACCAACTGAGCTATATTCCCGATAAAAATAAGCAGGTGTGGAATCACCTACCTATTTTAGTGAATGAGAAACATCTATCTCTCTTTATGGCTTCATCACCGAAACCCACGTAGTCCGTCGTGGAATCGAACCACGAACATCTCATTAGAAGTGAGAAGTTATATCCATTTAACTAACAGACCGATTGCGGAGTGGACGGGACTCGAACCCGCGACCTCTGCCGTGACAGGGCAGCATTCTAACCAACTGAACTACCACTCCTTTTGATAGGTTTCCCTTCCTATCGTGTAATGTGTACATCATTACTTTAGCCTTGCAAAGCTCGGAACTTTTTGAGCCCAAGATAAGAATCGAACTTACGACCTACTGATTACAAATCAGTTGCTCTACCAGCTGAGCTACTCGGGCTATTGTACTCAGTACGGGATTCGAACCCGTATTACCTCCGTGAAAGGGAGGTGACCTAACCCTTAGTCGAACAGAGCATTTAAGGAAAGTAAAAGATGGGTGCGTGGACGATTACTTTTATGATTGGCTTTACTTACCGGTAGTAGCGTATTAGATTTGCACTAACTCGATTTAGCGGGCTACTTTTGTTCCCAATCAACCTTATATGTTAAATATACAATAATTTTTCCTATATACCAAAAAATTTCCCTCAAAAAAATTTTTGGACTTTACCCAAAATCGAAAAAAAGTACATTTTGTACCGGTAATAGGATTCGAACCTATAATTGTATGGCTTCTAAGACCACTGCGTATGCCAAATTCCGCCATACCGGTATTTATGCGGAAAGAGTGAGATTCGAACTCACGGACCTGTAACAGTCGGCAGTTTAGTAAACTGCTGGTTTAAACCCCTCACCCATCTTTCCTATTTTTGTGTGAACGGAGAGGATCGAACTCTCACATGAAGTGCCACAAACTTCCGCCCTACCATTAGGCTACGTCCACCATGTTGAGGTTAGTGTTAGAATCGAACTAACTCCATAAGATTTGCAGTCCCACCGGCCTCCACGACCTAACTAACCTTATTGTAGTTTCAGTAGGATTCGAACCCACAATGCAACATTCGTAGTGTTGTGTGATAATCCATTTCACTATGAAACTATTTGCACCGGTTTACAGACTCGAACTGTAATCAAAGGTTTTGGAGACCTACATGCTACCATTGCACCAAACCGGATGTGTGTTGGAATAAAAAGAATCGAACTTTTAACCTTTCGCGTATCAGGCGAATGCTCTAACCAATTGAGCTATATTCCAAAGTGTTGGGAATGCAGGATTCGAACCTACGGCCTCTAGCTCCCAAAGCTAGCGCGATACCGGACTACGCTAATTCCCATTTTTGTTATCGGACCTGGACTCGAACCAAAACTAAAAGAACCAAAAACTTTTGTGCTACCATTACACCATCCGACAATTTGAGCAGGTGAGAGGAATCGAACCTCCGTCTCCTACTTGGAAGGAAGGAGTAATGAGCCATTATACGACACCTGCATATCAAATAAACAATTGAGGGAAGGGAGAATTACGATATCTCGACCTGATGATTAACAGTCATCTGCTCTGCCGCTGAGCTACCATCCCAAAACAAAAAACCCCAACTAATTAAAGTCAGGGTTTTCTAAAATTCTTAATATAAATCTAGCCTAACTTTACATATCTCTGCCACCCCAAATCTGATTCGGTGTGCTACAAAGTGTATGTAATGTTA